AGGCTGAGGAATTTGATTTCCTCCTTGATTCTGAGGGCCACTAATTTCCTGACCACTTAATATTTTCTGTAACATGGCGTTTTTCATGGCAACGGATTGCGCTTGCTGTGCTTGAGCGCCTCGAGATGCTATTTGTGATTCAATATCTCGCCCATAGTATTTGGACTGCTGACCTAAATATCCAGCATTGGCATTTGCTTGGCTTGTTTGCGCGCCTCGAGATGCTATTTGTGATTCAATATCTCGCCCATAGTAGTTGGACAGCTGACCTAAATATCCAGTATTTGCATTTGCAAGTCCCGCTTGAGCGGCTCGAGATGCTATTTGTGATTCAATATCTCGCCCATAGTATTTGGACTGCTGACCTAAATATCCAGTATGTGCATTTGCAAGTCCCGCTTGAGCGCCTCGAGATGCTATTTGTGATTCAATATCTCGCCCATAGTATTTGGACTGCTGACCTAAATATCCAGTATGTGCATTTGCAAGTCCCGCTTGAGCGCCTCGAGATGCTATTTGTGATTCAATATCTCGCCCATAGTATTTGGACTGCTGACCTAAATATCCAGTATTTGCATTTGCAAGTTCCGCTTGAGCGGCTCGAGATGCTATTTGTGATTCAATATCTCGCCCATAGTATTTGGATTGCTGACCTAAATATCCAGCATTGGCATTTGCTTGGCTTGTTTGCGCGCCTTGCAATCCTATTTCTGATTGTGCTATAGGGCCATACCATTTGGATTGCTCGCCAACATAACCAGTATTTGCATTTGCAAGTCCCGCTTGAGCTGCTTGCAAAGCCATATAAGACTCTTTGCCGCGCCCATAATATTGGTTTTCTAATCGTTGCTTTTTAAGCTTCTCTTCTGCCTGATGATTCGCAATAGCTTTCTGCATAATGGTCGCATACGGATTAACTTCATCAGAATCAAGTTTTCTTGGGTTATAAAATGTAAATGACATGATTGTCCTTATTAATTGCCAAATGAGAATGCAGAGCCAATCTGACCCAGGGCATCACTGCGAGCTTTATTTTGTGCCGCTTGGCCATTATAAGAATAAGCACCTTGTTGAGCCAAGGTTTGGGCTATCATATTGGCTTGCTGGTCACCGGCGTTTAATCCGCGATTCATTGAGTTTTCACCGCCTTGCAGTCCTGTATTATACAGTCCTGTGGCTTGACCTAGCCAATTATTGTAATCCTGGCTTGCAAGACCTGAAGCTATTCCCATGTTTTCTTGTTCATGTTGAGGTGAACCTGCCATCCCACCAGCTGCGGCAGCATGACCTGATCCTTGTAATGCTTGCTGTAAAGCGAATTGAAAGCCCGGTGATTGCTGATAATTTGAGCCAATATCATTAAGTTTTTGACCTGGATTACCAATTAGTTTTTGATACTCTTCTTCCATAGGCTTTATTTGGCGTTGTCCTGCCTGAGAATAAGGGTCAAAGTATCCAGATGTTTGTCCAGGTATTTGACCAACTATTTTATTGGCTTCATCTGCTGGATTTTTCCCAGGATTTGCTAATCCAAAAATACCAGCAGCAGCACCAACAGGATTGACATTCATCCCGCTTCCAAAACCAAACAAACCATGATTAGCCATGTTAAATCCTTTTAAATTGCCACCTAAATGGCGCTCATCTTGAGTCTTAATTCGTACTAATATACACCAATAATGCGTTTAAGTAAGTGTGAATGTTTTCCAGTCTGCCGTGACAATATTTGGTGGTGTTGCGCCATCGTAAGTAATAATAAACATTTTTGGAACTCTATTCGTACTATCAAAAACAGCTTGGCCACTGATATCAGGTATTACAAGTTGGCTTCTATTTGGTGTTTCATTCTGCGGCAAAGGGAATCCGATGTAAGGAGTGTATATTGCCTGAATAGTTGCAATCTCTGCGGCCGTTAACTGAGGGAATAAAATCCCTTCATTCTTAAAGTTATCTTGAAGGGCTTGAAATAAAGAGCTTAGGCCTAAATCCCAAAGCTGAGTTAAATTACCGTCTTTATCAACGATAGGATTTTCACGCGGGTAATCAGGGAATATCGCTGACGGTTGCTTTGTTTGTTCAGTTAACGGCATATTAAGTCCTTATATTGGCAACGCCATTGGTTGCCACAAAGCGTCCTAGGCCATGAAATTGGAACTGGATCACCGAGTCATTACTAAGACCACCCTGCCACCACATTAAACGGTTTCTACGCTGCCCTATGGGGTTTAAATCATATCCCCATGATTGCCCAAACGTTGCGCCGCCATCGTATGACAAAGACGAATCGACCCGTGGCGTTGAGTAAATGTACGCATCTTGTTGCGCAATCAGAATATTGCCATTATCCAAAAGATAGAAGTTTTGAGCTACCAGGTATTCTCCATCCTGAGTAATAATAGGATTTCCATCTTGCGTAATTAAAAATAAGAAATCTGTAGGTTCCGTTTCTATTGGGCAACCGCATTGCGTTATTAAAACTATTTCGCCTATGTCTTGTTGTAAGTAATCTGTCTCACCCGTTTCAATCGTGAACCCATAATCATTGATAATGAAATAATCTTGGCTTGGGCTGCGTATATTCTTACAACTTCTGATGCGTGGTATCTCATGAGTTAATACATTTCCTGCTTTATCAGTGTCTTGATAGGTGTAAAAACCTGTATCAAAAGAAAATAATTCGCCATTATTTCGTGAAACAAAATAATATTGATTGTTGAAAAAGGCTATTTCTGAGGCAATGAAGTAGTCCAGATTTTGGTCTGATGCGTGACAAAACTTGTCTTGATTAAAGTCATAGAACAAGGACACGTTATCTGAATAGAAATTGATGTGGTAAAACAAGTGCCCGTCTTGTCGATACAAGAACCCTTGTGAATCTTGTGGGTTTTGGAACGTAGACAAAAGATAATCAATGCCGTCCGTAGTAATTTTTTTAGGCATTCCTCCATCACTGTACATAATAATAGGGCCTGATTTCTCATTAGCGGCCAACCATACTACCAGTTCATCCATATAAGCTACTGATGCAGGACTAAGACAGCCATAATCAATGTTAAATTGGTTATTACGTTGGTATGGGAATAGCTGAGCACCTGTATCAAACCATGCTTCTGTGGTAATAGACCCCATAACGAAGATTAAGTTACCTTTAGAAGGAAATCTCACTACTGCCTGTACATTGTCAGGCTTAGACTGTAATAGCCCTACATGAGCAGCAGTAGAATCCCATCCCCCAGGTGAGCCATCATTCTCATTGGATAAGCGCCAAGTATTATTAGCCGGAGGGCTATAAGTCGTATCATTAGAAGCAGCCAAAATGAAATACGTGTCATGGAACGTTAAATAACCAGGTGTGAAGTTCAATGGAACTATCTGAAACTGAGGCGTTAACAAAGGGTCATAGATATAAAAATTTACGCCATCACTTATACCAATCTGAGGCTTGTTGTTCTCAGCAATATAAACAACACCTGTATTAGTCTGTAATTCACCAATTTTAGTAACCTGAGAATAATCAGGTCTTAAATTCTGCTGTGAGAATACAATGTTAACCAAATACACATTAGCGTTAATGACTACAACCAATCGATCAAGTTTAGTGCTTGTGAATATTCCTCGGCCTTCAATACCATTGTTGAATTTTGAATTACCAATAGCAATTTTATAGCCAGAGTAAGGTACAAGCCAGTTGTCACTAACAAACATGTTGTATGTCTTCTCGGTGCTAATTTTAGCATAGCGACCAAACGTTGAGCTACCAACGATGTTAAGTTCTTGTGGTTGTGAATTCTGGCTTCGTGTAATCATTAGTTAAAACGTCCTTGTATGACATCCTTGTCATCCTTCGCACTTTAGTGCTTCCCCACTCCGAATAACTTTGGTCGCCATCCTATCTCAATAACCCATACATTAGGAAGGACGCCAACCGTGGCCCAAATTCGCATCGCCGTAGTTGTACCCTATTTGCTCATTATTATTAAGAATTGACTGCTTTATAATGCTCAAGTCAGGCGGTGATATATACATTAACTTACGCTTGTAGGACTCAAGTATCTTCGCTGACTGAGGATTGAATATGATACCAAATTCGGAGCACATAAACTCGGCCAGGGCGTAGCGAAGGTACTCCAAATAGCTCGAGTCATAGCCTTGATTAGAGCTATTAATAAACCGATAAGGCACGCACTCACTAACGTTGCTCATATCAGTATCAAGACATACATCAGTCAAAAACAGCTTAACCATGGCTTTTAATGGGTAACAACTAGCCGGTTTAAAATAAAGACCAAGATTGCCGCCACCTAAAGAACGGTTGTAGTTCCATGAAAATGGCAATGTGGAAATATTATCAACACGCGCAGAGCCATAATAATTGCGCCTTGTAACAGACTCCATGGGATATCGAATCACATTAATATTAAAAGTTATCGATTCAATAGCGGCCACATAAGGCAAAAAGTAGTATTCCTGTTTAGGAATCGCATTAAATTCAATATAAGTCCAATAAGGAATTAAATCAGTTTCAATCTGCTTGAAATCAAGAAGCGCATTAAGCAAAAACAATCCATCAGAAGTCTGCTCGCCAGTAGGAACTTGCAAATTTCTTCCAACAATTCCAGATAAAAACCAAGCGCGGTTAATCAAATCCTTGGCCAAATAGCATTTTAATTTAGGGCCTCTTTGAAATCTGTTATTTCTTCTGCAATTATCGCATTCGTTCCTATCACCGCAATCATGGCATTGACCGCCTTCATTGCAATTTCTAGGTGAATTTTGCTCATTGCAATCATCTTGACGTCTTCTGTCATGACAATTATTGCATGGGCTATCAGGATATCGATTGTGGCAATCATCATAACCGCCGCAGTCTCTATTATCCCTGCAATCATGGTGATGATGCTCATGATGTACAGGAGCGCAAACTTTATTAGGCGGAACACAAGGAAGATTCTGTTGTCCGCAGTCGCATGGGCGATTTTCTCTCAGGCACACGCAAACCTGATTTTGTTGTACACAATGGGGATGTGGTGGAACATAATTATTATTGTTCCACCTAGGTTCCTCACAATAATCAAAAGGGCCGCATTGATTACTATAGTTTCCATAAGTCATAATACTCCCCTTGTCTTCAAACACATACACTATATCCATTTACATAAATACTTACTGTATCTGTACCTGATACTTTATATTGAATCACCGGAGATGGAAAAGGAAGAGGACTTACTGTTACATGCTGCGTTATTAAAGTATTAACGCTAGTAACATTAACACCAGCGACTTGACCTGTAATTACTACTTGTCCAACTGATGACGTGCTTCTTCCACTTGCAAGAGTTAATGTATCTCCAGCTGCTCCAGAAGAAAATACTGTTGATATTGAAACAGGGATATTTTCTATATCGGGAATAAAATTAAATAGATTAACATAAGCAAAAGTATTTGATGATCCACCAATTACAGATGTTAATTGCGGCGTATCATATGTAAACACTAAGTCATTGCCTAAACCATAGTAATAACCATTAAGCCATAATTTATTATTATCTGTGCCCCAAAAACCAATAAGTCTATTGGCATCATATCCAGCAGGCATCAAAGGGCCAGGAGGTACGGCGAATATATTTAATGCACCTGTAGCCACAGCTGAAATCGGCATATAGCCCCGAGAATCAGCAATTATATAAATTGCATACATGGTATTGGCCAGTATATGGCCTTGATCAAGCCCACCAGCGCCATTAATTGTATTATCTATGCGCACTGGAGCGCTCGTTATCGCACCATTTATATTCGGATTAAAATCGCCAAAATTAATGTCAATAATATCGTTAGAATCCCGACAATTTCCTGCCAATACACTTAATTTTGTCTGAGGGTTAAGAGTGCCATTAATTGATGTGCTGTTTTGTACAGTCAACCCATATTTATAAAGATAAGGAATATTTATTATTGGATAATTTTCCACAGAATCAGTCATAAACATTCCTTAAATTTATAATTTTTTATATTAGGACACAGTGAAGGTATAGTTGTTAACCAAAAACGATACCTGGTCGCTTGAACTTGTGACCTTGTAATCAATAGATGGATTGCTTGCTGATACACCAGCAATAACTTGAACGAACTGTTGTTGTGGAACACCAGCAGCAATACCCGTTACAGTTACAAGACCAGCAGTAGCAGTACTGCCTGTAGGCCTAAACTGAACTACATCGCCAATAGCTGCAGGTGTAAACAATACATCCAATACAACCAATACAAATTGGTCTGTAGTAGTTGGTACGGCAGTTGTTAAAGCTTCTGCTGTGAATGTAGTGGCGTTTCCACCAGCAACAATCGATACTTCTGGTTGCAAGTAGAATTGTTTCGCATACTGCATATTCAATACATCGGCAGCAACAAAATGCGTAGAGCCATCAGTTTGAACAAATCCTAACAAACGATAAGAATCGTAACCCCTAGGAAGCAAAGGAAACGCATTGCTATAAAGTGTCAAAATACCGGCAGTAGGAAGTATATTTTTAGAATCTGCAATTAAATAGATGCAGTAAAAAGAACTTGCAGCAAGAACGCCACTATCAATACCATTGGCACCTACTACAGCACTATTAACAAACAACGGCGCTGGATAGGTCAAAAGGTTAGGAACACCATAACCATTTGGATTGATTGGTGGATAAAAGTTTGTAGCTGTTGCGCTTGCACCTAAAGGAGCAGGATAAGTAATATTGTCAATATTAGGAAAGCTTACAGGCATATCAATCATGTTATTGGAATCACGCGCTTGACCAGGAGCAATCGCAATAACTGTATTTGATGCAACGGAAATATTTAAACCGTTAATATATAAAAAAGGCAATCTAAAGATTGGGTCATTTTGTACTTGAACTGTGGCCATTTTATTAATCCTTAATAATCGTTAATTAAGTCGGTTACTCAATGTAACCGACTGAACCTTATTAGCCTTTAATCTCTAAGTTGGATCAACCTTGGGAAAGGGGAATCATATAACGCATTGAATATTCTGGGACGATAACTGAACCATGAACTTCATCATAAATCATACCAGTCTGATTCTGACCGAATAAAGAACCATAAGTCAGTCTCAATGATGCGCCCGTTTCTTCGTCAAACTCATTTGCCGTATCGTACGGTGCTTGCTCAGGCAATTGAGGCATAGCCAAGTAGAATGCTTCACCGCCCAAAATACCGCCGCAACGATGTGATGGATAAGTTAATATTTGCATCCCAGCAGCTATAGGATTATTTAAGTTTTGATTTTGACCACCAGCCCAGTTCAGCGCAGGGGTAATACTTAAAGTCACAAGACCTGTAGCATTAGCGCCAGCATTGGCAATAGCTCTGAATTGAACCTGGTTAGCAGATGGGAAGTGACCAATAAAAGTGAGATATCTCATATTGGGCTGATTCGCCACTCCATCAGCCATTTGGAACAAATCGCCTGCAAATACAGCGTTAACATCGCTATTTGTAGCTCCGGAAACAGTGATTTGAGTTACGTTTTGACCAGTAGGATCATTAGTGCTTACAACTGTCAAGGTTTGTGCATTAACGCCAGTGTTACCTGATACATGAATTGGCATTAAATTTGATTGGTAGTATTTAACTAAAGGAGTACCGAAATCACCAATTTCCCATGACATTGCGATGTCATCATTACGATGGGGAACAAATTGGTTTAGACCATTACCAACGATTGCAGGAACAACGGTATCAGGAAGATATACTTTAATGCCTTCGCTTACTGCGCCATAGTTCTTAAAGTACATGATACTTTGGGCTAATTGTTGATAACTGTTTAAGGACGTACTTCCGTTACCGAAGAAACGATAAGGGCCAGAAAATGTATTCAATTGACCATTTAATTGAGACTGGACACCGGAAGCCCAGTTCAATGCCACGTTGCCCTCAACCTGCGTTGCAAGTTCGGCAATGAATGATTTACCAAACACACGCATATAATCTTCTTCACCTTTTTCTAAGTTGAAGATTCTTTGTTGCGAGGTCACAGCGAATGAACTGTTGTTTGATTGGTCAGCGACAAGCTGCAATACACGTTGGTCAGCGGCCTGGAACGCAGCAACAAGACCGGCAACAGTAGTTGCTCTAGGTGGTAAATCAAAGGTAACTACAGAGCCAAGGTTTGCTTGAATCTTGTCAAAGTCTTTGAATTTAGTATTAGCTGTACTGATATGACAGCATAAGTTTTGTAACAAGGCCAAACCAGAACGTTGGTATGTTTGGACTTGTTGTAAAATATTATTTGGGAAAACAGCCATGTCTTCATGCTCCTAACTATAATTAAAATAGTCGGATTGGCACATTACTTACGCACGATATTTTTGTTTTAGTTCGCGCATTGATAATGCTCCGCCAGAATCCGTACCGACATTAGAAGGACGTTGTTGGCTTAATGGGGCATTGGGTTGGCGAATCTTACCGGATGTTTCATTGTCTTTTATTGACTGAGCAAGGCGCTGTACTTCTACAATAGCATCACGCGGTGACATATAAGACAACTGTTCTAATTGAGACATTTTTAGTCTGTTTTTACCCAGCTCATAAAGAACATCATGTGAATTATCAACGTGTTCGGCTAATAACTGCACAGTATTGGGAAAACGGGAGAGCTCAATATTTCCGGTTACATTCTCGAAGTCTTCGTACTTTTCTTTTCCAGGAGCGACTTTATCCCAAAATGAATTAACGATTCGTTGCGCGTTATCGGTTTCTTGCTTGCTTTGTTGTTCATTAATAAACTCTTGACGAGCTTTTTGGACTTCCTCAGCAGCCATTCTACGATAATCGCTTTCTGAAAGAGGGGAGCCAGTACTATGCCCAGTATTTTGATTATTCTGAGAATATTTCTGTTCCACATAAGCAGGCTGCTCTGTTTGTTGGCGTCTATAGCCTTCAACTGCCTCATGCTTCACTTTCTTTACGATGCCATCTACTTCACTTTGTCTAAAGGTTCTTTCAGTATGCGTAGATATCGCCTCTGATTGCGTGCCTGACTCCATAGGAGTACTTACAACTTCACCACTGCCTTCCATGTCCATAACTTATCCTTCGCTATTACGCCGCTACGCTAGTGCCTCAAAGTCGCATGAGTCTCGGACTATTACCCCGTCACGGTTAGAACCTCGCATATCGCACGAGTCTCGATACCCAAAAGGTATGATTTGAATTTATTCATAATGGGGCTTCGTTGCAAAAACGGTTGATATCAAATACTATTTATTGGGTTTAAATAAGGAAATTAATAATGATTGATATAAATGGAATTCAGTACATTAGTGATAAAGAGGCTTCTTATCGGTACGGCTATTCACAATCCTGGTTTCAAAAAGTTCGTTATGATGGAAATGGTCCTGCATTTGTTCGGCTTAATGGTAAAGGGAAGGTTTTATATCCTGTTATTGAAATGGACGAATGGTTTAGAAGTAATTTGGTGAGGGGTGAATAAAGAGAAACCCTCTCGATTTGAGCATAAAGGAAGGAGGCACCTTTAGAGGCTTGGAGGGTTATAGGGCAACCCGCACGGTTTGAGCGCTGCGTTTTAAGCAATTAAGCTTGGCGGGTTTTATTGATAACTTTTGCGTACCTATGGCAGTGGCAAGAGCCGTGTTTTCTTGTTACATCACCAAGTAACTGATTAAAATTGTTCCATTTAATGCAGTAGCTGCGGTGTTATTATAAATTGTAAGTGTTGCAGTTCCAGCACCAGGAACAACTTTTAATGTGATATTTTCAGTAGTATTTGTTCCACCAGCAAGTGTCAATAAAACCGCCGAAGTTGTTGTAATAAGGGTATCAGTCCAAGTTATCACATAGCTTGCTCCACCAGCTGTAGTTAGGGCAGAAGTAGTAAGCAATCCCGCAACTCCATTAGCCGTAACAGCATTAGCCGCTTCTGTGCCATTAACTTTAGCAAAAGTGATACTGCTTCCTGCTGCCATTGGATTCGCGCCAGTATTCAATAAAAAGTTAGCAGTAGCTGCGCCTGGGTCTGGAATACTAATGACTGAAGCTTGGCCCATTGCCGCATTGCTTATTGTGGTATTTGTATTACCTGTATTGGCCACTCCAGCAACAATCAAAGAGCCTTTTGTAGCAGTGGCAGGGAAACTTATTAACGTACCAGCAACACCAGAAGACCCAGCTTGTAAAGAACCAGCATTAATTGCTGTTCCCGTTAAATTACCTAAATTACCAGCAGTATTGGTGGAAACAATAATATTGTTTACTGCGGTGGGCAAAGTAACGAATCCTGCATCACTTGCTGAGGCAAGAGTAATCACACCTACACCATTAATTGAAACTGTGAAAACACCATACGTTCCAACTGTAGTTTGCAGGTTATAATTGTAAAGCATTTGGATAATGTCAGTGTTTGACACTGGATTGCTTTCAAGGCTGACTTGGTTTAGGTATCCGGCTGTAGTAACAGTAGCAAGAGTATCGCCTGAAATCATAAATTTTTGACTGGGTAAAACACCGACCATCGCTGGTACTTGTGTCGGTAACTGATATATCACTGCGCCCATTTTTCATCCTTGTAATATAATTAACCTGGGCACGCCGTAACGAGCCCGATACTTTTTCTACGTCATGGTAGATAAGATAAATTTACGCTTTTTTTGGCGTGCCACCACTATCACGATTCCAATTGCTTTCGTTATGTTCGCCTTTGCCCATTTTACCGGAGCATGGCTTAGTGGAGTAATCTTTTTCAGATTTGCGCTGGATAACGCGTGAAATGCCTTCTTGATGGTCATCTTTCACTTTACGGTTATCATTAAATCCTTTATCGCCTTTCATGCCATCTCTCATTTTAAATATCCTTATTTTTTGAGTTTTTTAAGTGTTATAGCAAGAGCGGCTCTTTTCCCTTCAAGCCCACCCTTTTTCTCAGCAGCCTTTAATTTTTTAACAGGTATTTTTTTACCTTCGGGTATACCCATTTCTTTATGCAATGCGCCCTTTTTAATATGAGCTTTTTGTATCCATTTCTCATTGGCCATTTTATTAACCCTTCAATTTTAGCGCTTTATTTTCTAAATATGAATCCAGATGATTGCATAAATCACGCAATTCATTGATTAAATATTCTTCAATCTCTGGTTCATCTTTTCTCAACTCATGCTCACAGAGTGCTATTAGTGCTTTTCCAACGAATGCAATCATAACCATCCTTATGCAGCAGAGATAATTGTTGGAACAGCTACTACTGGAGCAACAGGAGCAACTGCAGCAGACTGCTTGGACAAATATGATTCCAATTTGGTAATCAATAATTCAATTTCTGCTACAAGCGCAGGTTCAGCATCAACAATACCCTGTTCAATAATTGTAAAAATATGACTCAATAATGTGGAAAATAGAATAGACATAAATATCCTTATTTATTAGTTTTCATTGGTTTTTTCATATCTCTTTTGAGATTTGATTTTGGGGTTGCTTTCTTTTCTGTAACGCCAACAAGACGCGCCTTAGTTTCAGGTCTTCTTGTCTTATTAGTGTCTTTGGCAACAGGTTTAACACCACGCTCAGTGGATTCCATCGCTTTCTTGGCGTTCTTATCTTCGCGCTTATTGTACGGGTTTGATTTCATGATTAATCCCTATTTCATGCAGTCTTTTTTTACCATTTTCTTAACAAGTTTCTTATCTTCTTTGGCATCGGCATGCTTTTTATCTTTTTTCATTTTGTCTTTTGATTTCATGATTTACGCTCCTTGTTTATAAAATCTGTTAACTCATTTTTCAATTCAGTAATTTTATCATCAATAAGTTTTTTCTTATCTCCAGACTTTAATTGGTCTGCACCAGAGATGAATGACGACATAGACCTATCGTACTTCTTAGTAAATACTTTTACAAATAGTCCTTTTTCTTGCTGCACTTCCCAGTCGTTTATTTCAATCATTTTTTCTTTGTCTCTCTCTATAGTTTCAAGATAACCCAACGAATCAGTTTCATCATCAATCATTTTCTTTTCCCCTTGCCTTTGCGTGCCTCACTATATGCAATAGCTACCGCTTGGGACTGTTTTTTTCCTGAGTCAATTTCTCTTTTTACGTTGGTAGAGAACCCTTTTTTGGTTTTGGCTTTGGCGCCTTTAATTAATGGCATTTTCCTTTCCTTCTACGCTTTGGGAAAATTAACAAATCTTTGCAGCTGTCCAAATAATCAATAAGCGAATTATATCCTTTGAAATTTAATTGCATGTTTCCCATGATTAATCCTATTTAAATATCTTTTAATTTTTCAATGACAACTTGTATAGAATATAGTCCCGGCTTATCAATAATGTTCTTTGATGTGCTTTCTAATTCAGCCCATACAGGTTTAATTTCATAATCTAAATTACTTGCATCACGAACATTAAATGCGCAACTAAAGCCATGTTTTTCTTTTTTAATCATTTAGGCTTACACCAAACAGTTTTATAGAGGTCGCGGCGCTCTGCTGGATTGGCACCATCCATGTGCTTGCGAACTGAGTTTTCCAACTGCCTATCATTGAGTTTGTAAACCCGCTTGATATCCTTAAATGTGGCCTCGTGAAGGTCAGACCACGTTGGTTTTTTAGCCATATTGTTTCTCTCCTTTTTCTTTTTGTGAAATCTTATGGTGCGTCTCAAGTCCTTTATGATGTATTTCAATCGCTTCTTTTAAATGACGATGTGATACATCCATTTTTTTAATTTGTAAATCAGTGTGCTTAGCTATTCTCTCAGTCATTGCCTTAACCAACTGCACGCTTGATTGCTGTTCATTCATATGTAATTTAGCATCAACTTCCATTTTCTGAGCCTGTATTTTTTCCATATCAACAGCAAACTGCGCTTCATTCTTGGCTTTCTCTTGTTGCAACTTGGCCATTTCAATTTCTTTCTTAATCATCATTGGATTATTCTGCATCTCCTGTTGCTGTTTCTGCATTTCCATTTGTTTTTGTTGCTGCATTTCTTTGACCCATCCATCGATCAATTCTTTAAGTTGTTCAATGCCCTTACCTTCCATGTTATCCAAGACAAAATCAAGTCCTTTTTCGGATATAAATTGAGCAAATAATGGCGACATACCCATCATTTCTTTAATCATCGCTATGGTTCTTGATTTCTGAATCTGGAATGATGCACCGGCTTTCAATACAACATTGAGGATTGTTGGGTCAAAATCAATTGGCAAACCGTCAGGCTGATTAATCTTAACGAAGTGTCGCTTTCCTTTAGCATCCATGATTGGCATCGTTTTTGGTGTGGTCATGTACTTAGGCATTAGATTAACGTAAATCTCGGCCACACGCTGCCAGCCCTGTAGGTATCCAACCACGTAAGGCATTGCTGCACTATTGGACTGGGTAGCGCCTTCAACGATTGCAACACCAGATAATTGATTATTATTGATGCCAAGGCTAGCATCATAACTTCCCAAAACCCCCTGGATAAGACTGTCTGCACCTGTAAACGCTTGTACGATTTCCGGAGGCGCCGGGATGCGCTGAACCTCACGGATAGGATTGCTGATAGGCATCTCTGGATTTTCTTCGTGAATCGAGTTAAATACAAACGTAGACGCATGTTGTTGGTCCTTGTAGGCCTGCAAGAATTCCTCTTCTTTCGGTAGCGCTTCTTTAGCAACCATGAGCTTTGATTGCATTTGGTTTTCAATTTCGTTGGCTAAAGCAATACCTGCGTAGTTTTTTAAGCGTTGCGCGCCTTTGGCATGATACACATAAGGTCGCGTAACTTGTCGTATATTGCCATTCTTTGGCGTTTTAATAAGAGCACTGTTGCCATCAACAAAAACAAGTGGTAATTGCTCAAAGTCGGTTTCTTCATATTTCAATACTTGGTTTTCAATTAGAGTATAACGAACGATGTTTTCACGCATTGTTTTACGTGGCTTTCCTATGATAGCAGGAGGAACGGTAATATCGTTCCACTCCTCAACCATTCTATTATACTTTTCCATAGTCATGACTTTGCCATCACGCACCTGGACTATAGTTTGCTCTTTCTTCTTCTTCTCATAATAGTCAGCAAGTAATACAATTTCAGAGTTATCGTTAAGATAAGACCAGCTAAACCCCGCGAAATCACGTCTAAAGCTCACTGTATTTAATTGCACATCGGGATATTCGTCCTCGAAATCCTCTTTTGCTTTAGGGAATAATTGGGCGCAAAACCTGCCATCACCTTTATGAGAGAACTTTGTAATCTTGTCGAATACGCATAGAGTAGGCTCACATCGCTCAATCATAATGGCTTGATTCATAGACATCGGGTTTTCGTAATCAGTGAATACTTTAAGAACGCCGAACCCACCCGACAAGATATCTTTATATATCTCATAACGCGTATGCTCATTATTGATATCGAGCATCACATGACGCAAATGCTCTTGAACAATACGAATAGTTAAAGGGTCTGCATCTTCTTGATTATCCGCATTAACTTCTATATCAGGCTCTTGCTTGCTCATTTCGCCCAATAATCGGCTAATATAAGCTTCAAGGATATTAAACTCTAACTGAGGCATCCCCCTGCTTTCAAGCAGCGTAATTTCATCACCCGTGAGATTCGACTCAAAGACAAATCGTCTGAACTCATTGTATCGGTCGTAGTTATGTCTGAAGTAATCATGCCCATTTTTGACGGCTTTTTTGATACGCGGTAAATTATCTTGATAACGTTTTGCAACATCCATTGTCGCCCCTGTCCGTGTAATTTATTTACTTATAGGCTTTTTGCTTGAGATTCGTAATCTTATTATTCGTTGAATTTAATGAGCGACCCAAGGAATTATAGTCAGTTTGATTAAGTTTAGTGTTTATTATGGTTTTGTCAATCAGCGTTGGTTTTATCGCGTCATAAAGAGTGTCGCAAATATCATCATGTCTGTGGCTGTCATTAGCTGTAATTTTGGACATATGGTTGATGCATAAATCAACATGCTTTGCGCCATAAGTAAATGATATCATTTTTGCTGATACTATGGGTTGCATCTCTAAGAATCGTGCTGTTTTGCTACCTGATGCCTTGGTGCGCTTAACTTCTCTGATTGTTAATCCACGCACACCTTCCAGCGAGCTAATAAGGGTTACACCTGTTGATGCTTTTTCTATTATCGCTATAAGTGGCTTAACTTTGTGCAGCATGCATTCGCCATAGAAGCTCATAAACTCTGATTGTAAATCCTTTGGCTCAATACGTATTTCCCAGCAATCAAGCCAATGCAGCGCATATTGCCCTGTCTTTTTGCCGAACTCTTCGATTTCATAAAGTCCCCAGAAGCTGAATACCGTTGCATCATTGTATGTTTTGGAAGTCTCTGATGTATCCGCGGTGATAAACGTTGCTATTATCTTAGGTTCTTCGGCTAATAACACGAACCATTCGGGCTTAAATAATGCGCCACCTGAGGGTATGGGGTTTTGCTGTATCTGAGAGCTGAAGACGTAGGGCTGTTTTAATTGTAGCTCTTGCAGGTATCTTAATGACTGCATCTCTGGATAGAGCGCATTACCTGCTTTGTCTATTCCTTCAAGCACGGTGAAGTCCCATTCTCTAACGTCTTTACCAGACAAAAGAAAGGCAGCCAGGTCATCCTCATGCAGCCTTTGCCCTATAAATAAGATTGGGACGTTTTCATCTCGTGGTCGCTGTAAGATGGTCTCTTGATAGTTTCGTATTACGGTTGCACGAGTAGTTGCAGAATGAACTTCATCGGGCTTGTGCGCATCGTCGATGATTACACAGCCTGAGAATCTGTCCAAGCCCGGATTGCCTGCATTGCATCCTGTGATACCACCAGCGGCACCAAACGCAGCTACTTCGCCACCTTGTACTGTTTTAAAATTATCTTTGGCGCGACTGTCGGAACTTATATTGACATCAAATAAGTACCTATAATGCTTTTTGGTCATTATTTGCTTGATGAATGCCGTATGTTTCGAGGCCAAGTCGTGCGAGTAAGATATGTACAGAAAGTTACAATCAGGGTATTGCGCGAAACACCATGCCACGAACATGCAGCACATGACGCTCTTTCCGTAACCTGGAGGAATATTGATTCCTTTACCAAATGCTGGTCTTTGCTGATGAAAGAGGCTTGTTAACTCACGGCATACCGTGATTGCGTGAGGCTCTCGTCCTAAGGGGCAACTGATAATGTATTGACGACCAGTAAGCAAAGGATAAAATGTCTTTGTAAACTCAAGCAATGAGCCTTTTAGTTGTGCTGCCAGATGCTCTCTTTCTAGGTCAATCATTAATTGATTCCGGTTTTACATTGAAATCTTCAGCGACCCGAAATCTAATATCACTACCTGATTCTTCGAATTGCTTATTTATATATAATAAACAAACTTCATGAAAAATTTTAACTTTCTTGTCTAATTGTTCTTTTTCCAAGTCAATCGCCATAACATCCTATAGTGACAAAATTAATTAAAGCAAGCCATGCAGCTATTTAAGTGCATCTGGTTATTTCTATACTGACCTAATTAAAAGATAATTAATCTTACCCAGGTTGACGTTTCTTGCTTTAATATTAAGTGACAAAAGGCAGGAATTGCACCTGCTATTGATTAGTTTCACACGGCAACTCAGTCCCAGGTCTCCGACTAATCCAAATATGGCTCAGGGATTAAAAGTACTATTGTCGCGTCACTGTCCGCGATGCTTTTGTCATTTATTCTTTTTAATCAACTGGCAATTCTTTTCTAACATCAAATGCGTTGCCGCCGAGACTAATATAGCTTATTGCATCCTCAGCTTTTAAATTATCAATCAAATTATTCAGCCGCTCTATCATTATTAATGATTCATCATTTTCGGCAAGGATGTACCCGTGTGAATCAGGATTAATCACAGTAGCATTTATCCGTGTCATTATTTATCCTTTTTAATCAACTGGCAATATTCGCCATGCAATTTAAAAATATAATCTTTGTGCTTATAAATGGACGGGCTCACATTATCGCAAGAGTAAGTTTGCATAAATAACACCGTTTCATGGTCTTTTAATATACATCCGTGCCAGCAGATTATTAGTGATATTGCCCATAGGTTCATTTATTTAAAGCAATGGTTATTATTTCATCTTCCTGTCGCTCAAAGATCAACCTACCTTCAATTTCATTTATAATAGGCGGTTGATTACGACTCATAACAATTTCATCGTCACTAATTGAATTAATAGTATAATAAAGCCCATCGTCTTCAGTGGACTTCTTTAAAAAAACTTTATCGTTAACATTCACTTTTATTTATTTCGCAGCATTTAAAAAACAATACAATTTTTCACCATTCATTTTTCTGCATTCGTTATATTTATAAGTGATAAGAAAATAATAAGGAATTAGTACCAATATTAAAGCGATAACGCTAAAAGCCATGTACTTTCTATTGCTCATTAATATTCACTTTTATTCTGCTCTGCCAATTTAGCTCGTATGTCTTTAAGCTCTATCATTAATGTATCTGCAACCTCTTTTATATCCTGTTCTTTGTCAGCTGTACGCCAGCGTGCTCTAGTTTTAAGCCAAAATATCTGAGCCGGCAAATCATTTTCTTCTATTGCTTTTTTAAATAACTTATTAGCTACTTGCGCATTTGCTTTAACAATAGCTGTATCAAGCTCACGCTTATAATATTTAACCAATGATTTCTCTGAAATATCAAGAAACAACGCAATTTCTTCATGTGTATGACCAAAGCTTTTAAGTGCCGATACTTCAGCTCTTGATTTGTCTGTGGGGACATGTGGCGTATTATCTGGCATCACTGCTCCAAAATAGCTTTTTTACCGCTATAATTTTCCCATCTTTTGATTATGACATCACAATATTTAGGGTCAAGCTCCATCATAAAGCATTTTCTTTGTGTTTTCTCGCAGGCGATTAGGGTTGAGCCTGAGCCGCCGAATAGATCAAGTACTGAATCACCTTTTTTAGTGGAATTTTCACAGGCTATCTCGGCCAGGGCTGTCGGCTTCATAGTAGGATGAAGATTAGAAGTATTTGTTTTAGCCACATCCCAAACTGTTGCTTTAGTGCGACCTCCATGCCATTGATGATTCTTTCCTTTATAACCATACCAGCATACTTCATGCTTCCAATGATAATCTGCTCTTCCAATTACAAAAGGGGATTTGTTCCATATAATTTGTGACTGGATATGCCATCCTGATTCTAATAAGCTATTTAAAATCGCAAAACCCTCAACCAAAGATGGCGACCAAACATAAATACTGCAGCAATCCGAAAGGCACGAGGAATTAGTGAAGCATTCTTTAAGAAATTCCTTTAATTCATCACCTTTCTTTTCATCGTTGAGAATAGGCTGAAAATTCCTATTTTTGGCTTGTTTATCACGACCAATAAACTTGCCCTGTTCAAAATTTACACCATAAGGAGGATCGGTAAATACCATATCAGCCTTAACGCCATTCATGAGCTTATCAACCGCATCAATCGAAGTACTATCTCCACACATTAATCGATGGTCACCTAATACCCATATATCACCAGGCTTAGTAATTGGCTCCTCTGGGATTACTGGACAATCATCCTCATCACAAAACACCTCAGGATTATCATCGGGAAAGATATCAATCAGCTCTTCAAGACTAAAGCCCGTCAACTCAAGGTTAAAATCCTCATCACGTAACAACTCAAATTCTGTTTGCAGTTTTGATATATCCCAGCCTGCATTAAGTGCAAGTTTATTATCAGCAATGATATAAGCCCGCTTCTGAGTTTGCGTAAGATGTGAAAATACAATACAAGGTAATGATTCGATATTTAATATCTTAGCCGCCTCTAATCGCCCATGTCCTGCAATAATCTGATTATTTTCGTCGATTAATAAGGGATTGGTAAACCCAAACTCTGTGATAGATTTAACTATTTGATCAATCTGATGCTCTGAATGATTTCTTGAATTATTAGAGTAAGTTTTTATCAAATTGGTTGAAATTTCTTTATAACTCGAAAGCTTTAAAGGGTTTTTAGACATCATCAATCCTTGATTAACTTAGGTCTACCACGCTTCTTTGGCAGCTCAGTAATAGTAGACTCATTGAATTTAGAACAAAATTTATTCAATGATTCATCTTTAACAGCAGTAACCTCATTATATTTCCAACAGTCGCCGCAATCATATACACCACCAACAAAGCCACGAGTCCAGCCCCGTCCGCTGCAAGTAGGGCAATCTGCTGCTCCAGATGTGTTAATCATACAAATCCTTGTACTAAAATCTTATCCACAAAATCTGTGGAAAACTCACCATATTTAGCAAATAGTACACAAATATTTACTGATGATCAAATACTTTAAATAAATGTATAAATAACACTTTACATCAAATAAAAGTTTGCTATAATAGCGGCATATACAAACAAATGGGGATTAAAAATGACAAGAAACGAATACAACAACCTAATTGAAGTAAGTAAAATGTTGCAAAAAGAAGTAGTCGAATTGATGTTAGAAGGTGGGAAAAGGTTTGAGTCAGTACTGAGAAGATTAAAAGAAGTAAATCAACGAATTAAAAATGTAGCGGCCTAACGGTCGCTTTAACAAGGATTAAATATGAAAAAGTGCTGGAATTGCTGGGGAGAAACTTACATTTTGAATCCATATTATTATTTTTGCAGGGATTGCCCGTGTATTAGTTTAACGGATGCGTATCCTCATGAATTTACTCCTACACATTCAGAAATATTGTGTCGTGACGAAAGAAAATTAACTAAGGAAACAAAATGACATACACAAAAGAACAGCTAGACATCGAGCTTCTAAAACAAAAGAACGACAGCTTCAGTCAATCTTTAATCGAGATTAAAAGCGAATTAAGAAGCCAATTTCACTTAGTAGTAGGATTGATACTAGGTATTTACGGAATCATGGCCGCAACAGCATTGGCGAAGCTTGGAGGACTAGTATAATGAACTTAACAGATCTATCAGAAACAATAGCAAAATTTGAAATAGACCCAACGGACAATGAGTGCGACTTATGGGATTACAATTTCTATGCGTCACTTAACGGAGACCACGAATACATGCAATCTTTCAGCAAAATAGAATTGTGCATATTACGTGAAAATTGCAAGAACATTATTCAATTAACAGATAAATTAGAGGTAAATTGATGATAAAATGGCTTATATGTCTTATATGGGGACATAATTTAGACATGACACAAACATTGAATTTAAGAAGACGAACAGATAATACAGTAGCGGGTGTACAAGCGCTTTGCAAAAGATGCCAGCATTATCGGTTTATAACTAATAGAAGCATAGGAGATTTTTAAAATGGGAATAATGGAAGGATGGACAGACGAAGCAGGCTGGGAGCAATCAGAATATGAATCTGATGACTTATCAGAATACAAAGAATCACGCGAAGAGGATTCGGAATGAATAACGACATTATATATAAAATTGAAGAAATGGTGCTAACAATATTGGGTAAAGCACCAACGAATGAAGATGGTCTTTCAGTTTTAACAGGACTTACAGCGGCAACATCAATGATATTAAACTTCATTGAAATAAAAAAAGAAGTAAAAATAGAAATGCTGACAGAAATTTTTGAATCAATTAAAGAGGGTATAACAGAATGAATGACATAATAGAAAAAGCAATTTCAATTAAACCAAGAAATGAAAAAGAAGAACTAGAAAGAACAATTCTACGAATTCATGACCTGGAAAAACAAACAAAAGAGCTTAAATTTAAAATTGATATGTTAACCGACACATTAAACTCGCTTGATAAGGATAAGTAATGAAAACACTATGTAAGATTTCTTTAGTAGGGATAGTAGGCAAAGATCCGGATGTCAGAACGACATCAAGCGGTTTAACAATAGCTTCATTTTCACTAGCAACTGAGCATCATAAAAAGAAAGATTCAAGCGATGAATCAAAAACCACGCAATGGCATCAATGCGTTAGTTTCGGAAAACTTGCAGACATCGTGCAGCTATATGTTGTGAAAGGTAGCAAACTTCACATTGAAGGAACTATTGAGTATCAGCAGTACGAGAAAGATGGTGTTACAAAAAATGTAACGAAAGTCATCATTCAAGATATGATAATGCTGTGCTCTTCGGAGCGTCCTCAAGCGGCATTGGTTGTTGATGTAGCGCAAACGGCACAGCTAGATGATGGTATCCCATTCTGACAGCGTCATTTCTTCCAATCGCACCCGGATAAGCCTAGTTTTATACTTTCTGTCCGGGTTTAGATAAATTCTAGCACCACATTTACGGCATTTTTTACCCACTTCGACTTTATATGTATCACAGTTAAAACACCAAACTTCACTTTTTTTTATTCCTCTCATGATTCATGTATTCCCTTATCCAAATATTGGCTCTCTTTCGCGCAAAATTCTGCTTATTTTGAACGTTCGTGCATTCGGCAATACCTTCATACCACTTTTTACTATAATCGTGTAAAACAGGTCTAATTTCGCTTAAATCGCATTTTGATAAAATCTTTTTTAAGTAGGCGATGTCGTCTCGTAGCAAATGCATGTTGTTTTCGTGACAGTATTTCACAAATCGGGTTATTGTTGTTTGTAGGGACATTATTGCCTCAATGCGTTTAAGCAGGATGACAATGCGCTAGAGGCCGTTTGTGTTATTTCTTTTCTCTTATCAATATTTTTTACTTTAGCACTCCTATCAATATCCTGCTGTCTTCTTTGCTCAGATTCTTTTTCGCGTTGTTCTATTTTTTTGTATTCAGCATCTCGCTGTTCTTTGGTTGGGTATTTTGATGCGCTTGAACCTGTTTTGTATTTATCAATCGGGGTTTTCTTTAAGTGTGTTAAGAATCTGGCCTTATACACCATTTGGTTTTTCTGGCTCCAGTAGTCGCAACATTCTTCGTAAAGTTGGATTAAAGTAACTTCAATGCCGGTAAATCGCGATTTAAACGTTTCATTGCATGCTGTATCGGTTAATGCCTCTGTTTTAAATTTTTCTTTTAATAATGAATCCGAGTGATTATTAGATGAATTCGCAAGAGCTGATTTTTCTTCATTCTTGTAATTTTCAAAAGATATGTTGCTAGTAGTAGTATTATTATTTTCTTTATTTAACTTCTTATTATTATAGTCCGCTCCTCCGGACTCACCAAGTCCGCTCCTCCGGACTTCACAGTCCGCTCCTCCGGACTCCGGTATAATTTCTGTACAGTCGGTTTCTATAGGCTTTGAGGGCTGTAGAAGATAACGACGACCTCCTTTTTTTATGCGTTGTAATTCATTATGTTTTTCAAAGAATAATAAAGCCTCACAAACCTGGCTTCTTCCCACGGTTGTTCGTTCGCAAATTGAATCAAGAGATAAAAAACAGGTCTTTCGATGATTCCAAAATTGAAAAATAGTTTCGTAAACCCTAAGGAAACTTAAAGTTAATCCTGGTAATGACATAATATATGCGGGAACTACGAAGAAGGATGCTACATAAGGGTTGTTATTATTTGCAGTCATGATGTATAATTTCCCTAGGTTGTTGTGTAACCTGGTATGGACACTTTGCCGTATTTCACCAAAACTTCGGTGTCCTTGGTAATAATGCGAGAGAAGCAACTTTGGTCGGGAGATTCTCAAGCTAGATTTTTATTTGTATATAATACAGCAAGCATACATGAAGTAAGACTTGCTGTTTCAATCTCTATATTCTGCTCTTTTTTCTTAAATCAATAAAGAACTTTTACTACTCACTTTCACCAACTCCATCCGGATTATGCACACTATCCGAATAAAACTCACTTTGATGCGCTTCTTTGCTTTCTGCCATAATATCGTCAGTTAGCAATAATTTTGCAAAATCAGAATTCCAAATCACTCCTAACATCCAGACTATTAATCCCATAAAAAGCAAAATTGTGGCAATATCTCTAATTTTTATACATTTTTCTCGATCCATGAAAAATCCTTGTAATAAACTTTATTCTCTATTAACAACATCCATTATGCGCTCTAATAACTCGGTAGTAACAGCGCTAATTATTTCAGGAGTAAGAACTTTTCCACTTTGAGAGAGTAACGAGTCAAGGATAAAAGGCCTTATTTGTTCCTCTATAGTTCTGTCAGTTCTGTCAGTCATTACACATCCTTATAAATCGCGCAATTTAATTAGTTCACTTAGATAGGAATCAATTAAATCATTTTTGCAATAAAAAATCTCATCATCAAGAAATCCGTAATCATCTTCGCCAAAAAAATAAGTAATAATTTTGAGTTCTTTGCAATACCGCATTGTATTAATAATTCCTTTTTGAATGGATATATCTTTCAAGCGCATAAATTCCGGATAAATATAATAGACCTCATCACCTAGATTAAATTTACTCATTACACACCCTTATTTGTTTTTGCTCATTAATAATACGATAAATACTAGACTCAGCAATGCCAACTTTACGCGAAATCCAGCTTTTTGCCAGTCCTCCTTCCACGTAAGTCATCACCAGGTCTTTAAGCTCCTTTGGAAGCTGTTTACGCCCTTTAAATTTACCCTCTGCCCTAGCCTTGGCAATTCCTTCTCTCTGTCTTTCAAGCATGATTTCGCGCTCAAATTGGGCTACTGCAGCGAGCATGGTTAACATGAGCTTACCTGTGGGCGTGCTTGTGTCCATTCCTAAGTTCAAAATAATAAAAGTAACCTTTTTTTGATGTAAATCTTCCACAAATTGCATCAAATCTGGCACGCTTCTTGCGAGTCTATCAATCTTAGTTATAACAAAAATGTCACCTTCTCGTACAAAATTTAGTGCTAGATCGAGCTCGTTGCGCTTGGCGATTGAGGATGCTTGCTCGTAAAATATTCTGTCGCATCCTGCGCTTTCGAGTTCCTTTATTTGTGCTTCAAGTCCTGCTTCTTGGCTAACGGTCGATGTACGTGCGTACCCGACTTTCATTTTTATTCCTTATTAAAATTCTATTTTTTTGACTGCTCGTAAAATCTCTCTAATAACAGTAGAATCTAGCCATCCCGAATAAACTTCTCCTGCAGGAGTTCCGTCATCATAAGCAATTATGGAGGCAAATCCTGATGCTATTCTTTTTTGACAAAAACAACCTCTAATGCAAACGAAAAATTGACCGTCCTCTACATCGCCAAATCTCGGAGTATCATCTTCATCGTTTTTTGTTATAAATTTAATCATTTTATGCCTTATTAGAGGTTATTGGAGATTCATTAATGGGTTCGCCGCAAAAATAGGCCTGTGAAATGATACAGTCAACAGTTAAGCCTCTAAATGCCAACTCTTTCAGATATTCTTTTTCTTTATTAGTCATTTGTCTGCCACATTCGTTTTTACAGTTTGGTGATGCGCAAAATGTTTTATCTAAAAAAGCCATGGAAATACCGTCCTTTTATTGATTATTACAATTAAACATCATGCCACATTTATCGCATTGATAGGCTAACCATTCTTTATGCTTTTCTTTATGCTCGCAAAAGGAATCAATCATTCTTTCTATAAGAAAACTAATTTTGGCTGTGCCTTCTTTTTCTGCTTCTTCATAACCTATTGCTTCGATTCGATCTGTGGATAGAAAATGAATTAAATTCAACTCTTCTTTCGTAAATCCATTCATTCAATAATCCTTAGTTCT